GCTTCATCTCAGAACGCTTTTGGGCAAGCTCTGTCTCGATTTGCATCATTTCAATGCGGTGCTTCTGCTGCTGATTGGCCTTGAAGTAATCAAGAACTGACGGCAGAAACGATGATCCGAAGCCCAGCAGACTTCCCAGAAGAGCCATCATGTCTTTTCTCCATTTATGAAGATACCAAAACAGCCAGTAAGTGCGCCCATACAGACGCTAACCAACCCCGCTTGGGCATTTGTTACTTGATCGGGGGGTATCGACATAAACCAGTGAACACTTTGATACGTCAGAACCGTGACAGCCAGCATCATCAGTCGGGGCAAAACTTTGAGTTTATCAAACGTCTCTGGTGTCATAGTTTTATCCCATTTTTGTTAGTACAGTCATCAGCATTACGATTATGGCCGCACTGGCACCGATCATAATTGCCTCTAAACGCTTCACCCTCGTAAATAGTTCTTTGTGCTGTATGGTCACCTCTGTGCGTAGGGACGCAAAGGTGACGTTTAGATCATCAATTCTGTTGTGTGCAGAGGCCACTGTTCGTTTGTCCATTACGTCACCTCAACCCAGCTTGTTGTGTCTTCGTTCCACTCATAATCTTTGCCATCATTTGGATCGGCAACTGGTGGCTCCCAAACGCATGTGGTTTCATTTAACGTCCAGCTTGGAAAAGGCTGCGGTGCATAGAAAGCATCACGGGTACTGTCATACGTGTAGCCGATACCAGCATAATTTTTACGCATTGGTACGCCGCCAAGGCGGTGCTCACCGCTGTAGGTATTGTAGCTGGTCTGAACGTAAGTCCCTGCCTGAGTATCAACAAAATCTTGCTCCGCGACAATAACTTGCGTGACAATCCCATCTTCTACTTTTGCAAAATGGCTCATAACGCATACCTTATTATTACGACTCCACTACCGCCAGCGCCTGAAAATGCATCGGTAACATCTCCATCTCCACATAAGGCACCACCACCGCTACCTGTGTTGACTGTGCCGCTTGTCGCGCTGCCAGCAGTACCCAACCGTCCCGCACCGCCACCTCCAGAACCACCAGCACCAACACCTTCTACTGATGCTGCTCCTCCACCACCAGCGCGAGTAACAGATGCACCAGTAATAGCTGAGGCAACTCCCACACCGCCAGCGCCATTGCCTGTGCCAGAAGCATCTACCCCTGCGCCCCCAGCCCCGCCGCCACCGCCGCCTATACCAAATTGCCCAGCATCATTACGTGCGCCGCCATCAAAGCCCTCGCCGGTTGTGCCTGAACCCTCACCGCCATTACCATGAATATTACAGCCCGACCCGCCGCCCGAACCACCGTCATTCGCAACTGTTGCCGCTCGTCCACCACCACCACCTCCAGTTGTGCTTATTGAAAACGCGCTGCTTGCAGTGCCGTTATTTCCCTGCAGACCAGTGGAAGTAGTCATCTGCGCTGCCGCGCCTCCAGCGCCAACCGTAATTGTATAATCTGTTACGGATGGCGCAAATGCAGATAGCGCACTAGCCCCGCCGCCCGAACTCTCCCCTGATACTGAGCTTTTATAGCCGCCAGCACCACCACCGCCATGCGCTGATTGGTTTTTAGTCGCGCCAGAGGCACCTCCAGCAATAATTACGTATTCTAGTGTAGCACCTGTATTCACTGAACTAACAGAAAACGTCCCACTGCTATTAAATGTATGTATTCTAAAACCGCCAGCTTCAGTTATTGTACCGCCAGTTGCTGAAATTGATGCACCACCACCAGAGGCATTGGCCCCAAACCCCAACACTTGATAACCAAAACTCATGTTAAGCTCCTACGCATCATTAGCTAAGTCTGTTGTAAAGAACAGCTTTATGCCGTGCAATTGAGCATCTCCAGCCATATCCCCCGCCGATACGTCCCTTCCAAACCTAAAGTAACACAAATCATCGTCAGCAACAGAACCGCCAATGGTTAGTGCGCCACTTACCGCAGAAACATTTAACTCTTCAACCGCACCTTGAGCGGCGTCCGTGACCGCAACCGCTGTCCCGTAAGTCGCATCAATTGATGTATCGTTGGAGATAGCGACTGCTTGAACAGTCCAATTGACGTTAGTAGTTGCAGCAATCCCAGACCAAAAAACTTGATAGGTGACTGTGCCTAAATTGTAAGATTTTGGAAACGCCAATGAGAACTGAGCGAAGCTGTCTGCCGCCACTGGAAAAGCCAACACAACCATGTCAGGTTTTCCAGCCGTTGTTTCTACTGAGGCCAAGGCGGTGCATCCGTTGGTCGTGGTTGGAGACATAGCAGTGGCAGGCACCCATATCGTTTCCAAGCCAGCGGTCTTAGCTACTTTCCCGTCAAGCTGGTTTAAGTCAGCCGCCGAACTGGTCATTGCCGTAGATGCAATTGTAAGCTGGCCCTCTGGGACAATTAACCCTGCATCGCCGCCAAGAATTAAATCGTCGGCACTAGCGTCCCACTGCATAAACGCGCTGGCAGTGTCTCCAAAAAACTTAACGTCATAGCCTGTGTCATCAACGCCCACAGTTAAAGTGGCGTCTAGCTGAACTGCGCCATCAATGTCTACAGCGTCAAGATTGGCTGTACCATCAACGTCTAAATTAACAACGGACAGCGCAGCAAATGCATCCACAACAGCACCACCAGCGCCTGCGCCATCGGTGTAAATGCATTTGGTATGATTTGGTGGGATAGTCACATCGGCACCAGAGCCTGATGTAATAATTAAACTATAGGGGCCACTACTGCCACTGTCGCCTGTCGCATTGTGGATGAACCACACCTTTGAAATTGTAAAATCAGTGGCGCTTGCTCCAGCGGATATTGTGACTGTACAGTTACTGTCTAAATTACCTGTGTATTTTAGGAACATAGATCGACCGGGATCAGTTGCGCCGTTTGCAATGAGTGTGTTGTGCGTGTTGGCGTTTGTTGTAATGGCCTCAGTGCCATATCCCAGTGCTTCGCCAATAAGCTCAAGGTTCGTGTTCGTAACCGTACCCCATGAGCCTGAGTTGTCGCCAGTTGCCATTTCTGACAGTCTGAGATCATTTACATAGGTAATAGCCATTTTAGTCGATCCTTATTAATTTCAGTCCACTCTGATTATGGCGGTGTCCTTGGTCTGGGCTGGAAATATTATTTTAAAAGTACCTCCCGCAACAGAAAAATCGCCACCAAAGTCCAAGATGGCAATTGCCAAGTCGCTCTCGGTGTCATTGTAAATCATCGCGCCACGCGCCGTGAATGTTGCGCTTGTCCATTCTGGATTAGTCGCGCTAAAGCAGCCACTGGTGCTGTTTTCTACCACTGAGGCACTTGCGAGAGTTACACCGCCCGTGGTGTATCCATTGCCGTTGGCAACTTCATTAATCCCAGATGAGGCGTAGGCAGTTGTCGCCGCCCCAAGGCTTGCTGAACTGGTAAATAGAGCAATTTTAATTGTGTCGCTGTCAAGATCATGCAGCCCAAGCATAACATCTCGCTTAAATCGTGTACACATCGCCTGTGTGATAGCCATATTATATGCCTCCGTTGTATTCTGCTGCGTAGTCGCGTTGCATCTCTTGTACAGTAAGTTGGACGGCTTCGTCAAACTGGGTTTTATACAGAGATAAAGTCTCTGGCGCTTTTAAAAACGCAGAAGCCTCGTACAGAGCCGCAGCCAATAAAACTGTAGAAGCGTTAGTATCGATCCAAGTGTTGGGATTACCGTTGCTTAGGCCCGTCTCAGGCGCGATAAAGTCCACGCTGTAGGCCAAGGCCGCAGAGGGCGTGGGAGCCAATGTAATGACCGTTCCAGACGTCCCTGCGCTGGCTGTGCTGTACATTCGTGGGGTGCCTTGTGTCACCGCATTGGGCCAATAGTCGCGGATATACGAGTCAATTCTGTGGTCGAGATACGTCACAACATTTGTGTCCGTAATTGATACCTGTCGGATCATTCTCGCCGTGGGAATTGTGTATGACGCCGTGCCTGCCACAAGATTAGCCGCAGCAGATGTCGAGCGAAAGCACGGCATATTTGGCAGTCGCTGAAAAACCATTTCTTCAGCCTGCGCTATGATCGTGTCAATAGACGCGACAAACTCTGTCGAGTCATCTTCCAAAAACGCTTGGATATTGGCTTTTAGTGTTGTGTAGCTCATGTTATTCGCCCCATCCATCCTCGCCCCAGCCAGCATTGCCCCAGCCAAGTATATCTATGCTTTCGCTTCCAACACCGCCCGTGCCACCAAGGTTTGCACCAGTCTCAGAAATTGATAGTTCTAGTGATTCTGTGCCAACATCGCCTGTGCCGCCAAGACCTGTGGCAATTTTATTTGTTTCTGGCGTTTCGTCACCAACTTCACCATCACCAGATGATCCTGTGACATTTATTTCTGTAGTAATAAACAATGAAACACTGGAAACAGAACCTGTTCCACTAGCTCCAGTTACGGATGTGTTTTCCACATCAAAACTGGATATCTTTCCAACACCGCCCTTGCCGTGAACTCCAATGCCCGGCCTTTGACGAGGGTCTATAAACGGATCGTAATTAAATCCAATAAATATTTCGACATTTTCGGGGTCATTGTCTGGCCGTGGATTGAACAGGGCCGTGGCATCAACAACATTTTTTGCAGGCGTAAGCTGCGGTTGTTTTGGCTCCCAATCTTCTGGCGATACGCGCAGGCCGTCCCAAGTCGTTTTTAATTGCGTATAGGGAACCCGAAGGCCACTTCTATCGCTTATCGCTTGAGATTTTTTGCCCCGTGCGTATTTTGCCATTTACGATAAATTCAGCGCAGTTGGCTGAACCCTCAGACTGACGCCATCATTGTCGGACGCCGCCGCAAACGTGAATGCCCTCTCGTAGATTTCGTTTAATATTTGAAATCTGTCGGGGGCGTTTTTTAACGCCAGCTTGCTTGCCAGCCCCGCGCAGATGCAGTCAGACCAGCGGTACGGTACGTCAGCGTCTTGATTGCTGGCCGTGATATCATCAAGTTGATTTACCGACCAGTAGACCATGCTGTATGTGGTGACATTTGGTATCTGCCAGATGTAAAGCAGGGGCGTGTATTGCTTGTCCAGCATATACTGTGACGGCTTGCCCGAAGATGTTTTGTTTGGCAGTTGATTGTAATCGGCAATCGACACACGATTAATGATTTGATCAGACGTGTCTGTGCCTGCGCTGTCCCGAATGACGGCGTCCATAATGTCTATAGTGCCAACAGGCAGCGTGTAGGGCGTTGTCTGGCCGTTCACCAG